TGATCAGTTATCTTGGCACGTTCCCGAAGGAGTTTGGTCTTGACAAACAGGTAGACTATGACTTACAATTCTCAAAGTCGTTCCTAGATCCCATCAAAGTTATTATGGATACTATTGGTTGGCAACCAGAAAAAGTCGCATCACTGGAGTTCCTATTTGGATGAACACAACTAAAAAATATATTGTAACCTATCAGAACGCTTTTGGTTTCTCGGCAAGAGAAGAAAAGGTGTTTAACAATATTCAAGAAGCAGAATGGTTTGAACGTGCCATGAAACGTTCTAATTACATCACATCATTATTGGAGGTTAAAGAGTGAATTTTTTACAGGATGTAGCAAAGGAGATTGGTAATGAGTATGCAGGACTTGTCAGCGATGGTGTCGCAGCAGGAGACACTGGCAGTTTCATTGATACTGGTAGTTACATTTTCAATGCTTTGGTTAGCGGTTCAATCTACGGTGGAGTCCCCTCAAACAAAATCACTGCTATCGCTGGTGAGTCTTCTACTGGCAAGACTTTCTTTTGCCTTGGGATTGTCCAGCATTTTCTTGACAGCAATCCCGACGCTGGGGTGATTTACTTTGAGTCTGAGTCTGCTATCTCGAAGCAGATGATTGAGGATCGTGGCATTGCATCCGATCGCATGATGATCGTGCCTGTTGCCACTATTGAGCAGTTCCGAACTCAGTCCTGCCGTATCCTCGATAAGTACATGGAGCAGGATGCTGCTGACCGTAAACCTCTGATGTTTGTTCTGGACTCTCTGGGTATGCTCTCTACTGAGAAGGAGATTGCAGATGTTGCTGCTGACAAGCAGGTTCGTGACATGACCAAGAGTCAGTTGATCAAAGGTGCATTCCGTGTGCTCACTCTGAAACTTGGTAAGGCAAATGTGCCTATGCTGGTTACCAACCATACCTATGATGTCATCGGTGCTTACATGCCGACGAAAGAAATGGGTGGTGGTTCTGGTCTGAAGTATGCATCTTCTACTATCATCTACCTGTCTAAGAAGAAGGAGAAGGATGGTACTGAGGTTGTAGGTAATATTATTAAGTGTAAGGCACACAAATCTCGTCTCACAAAGGAGAACTCGCAAGTTGAAACTCGTCTTTATTACGACCGTGGACTTGACCGCTATTACGGACTATTGGAACTGGGTGAGAAATACGGAGTCTTCACCAAGCGGGGGAATAGGATTGTTGTTGGTGAATCTACTTTTTACCCTAAGTCTATTCTCGCTGATCCAGAAAAGTATTTCACCCCCGAAGTGATGGAACAACTTGACGAAGCAGCACGACAGGAGTTTAGATATGGTAGTTAATCCTTTAGAGAAGTCTCTAACAGACTTCATTAAACCTTGTGAAAGACTTACAGACTACATCAAAGTCTATGATGACGTTTGTGATGAGAGTCTCTGTAGGGAGATGATTGATTCTTTTGAATCTGAACAAGAACATCACACTTTTATTGATAGGTCACAACGACCTACATTTACTGAGATGAATATTTCTCAGCAGTATACAAATAAAAACCGTACTTGGATTGCTATTCAAAAACGAACACAAGCTTTGTTTGTTGAATATGTTAGTAAGTATATGGATGAACTTGATTTAGGTGCAGACTTTCCTGCTAAGTATGCATTTGAAGAATTTAGAATAAAAAAATATAGAGCAAATAGTGATGATCAATTTTCAGATCATACTGATGTTGGTGATTACAATTCTGCTCGTAGATTTTTAGTTTGTTTTTTATACTTGAATGATGTGGAAGAGGGTGGGACCACAGACTTTCCGAAGATTTCACATTCAGTCACTCCAAAATGTGCTAGAATGCTAATCTTCCCACCTAATTGGATGTATCGTCATGCTGGAAGACCAGTAGTGAAGGGTAAAAAATACATCTTGGGAACCTATTTGCATTATCTCTAATGAATCTCGAAGTCACTATTCTCAGTAATCTCGTTTATAACGAGAAGTATATGCGAAAGGTTTTGCCTTTCATTAAATCGGAATACTTCCAAGCTAGAGAATATAAAATTATCTTCTTGGAAATTCATGAATATATTAGTCAGTATGAAGCGTTACCATCTCTTAACGCAATTGGTATAGAATGTCAGGAGAGAACTGACCTCACTGAAGACCAGTTTAAAGATGTTGTTGGAGTTTTGAATGTCCTTTCCGATGATCCCACAGACTACGATTGGCTCGTGGATGCTACAGAAAAGTGGTGTCAAGAGCGTGCGATCTACCTATCTCTTATGGAGAGTGTCAAGATTGCTGACGGACAGGATTCCAAACGCGATAAGGGTGCTATACCGCAAATTCTTTCGGAGGCACTAGGTGTCTCTTTCGATCAACACGTAGGACACGATTATGTTTCGGACGCAACGGCGCGTTATGATTTCTATCATCGCAAAGAAGATAAGATCCCTTTCGACCTCTCATTCTTCAATAAGATTACGAAGGGTGGTCTACCGAACAAAACTCTTAACATCGCACTCGCTGGTACTGGTGTGGGCAAATCTTTGTTTATGTGCCACTGTGCTGCCTCGGCGCTCCTTCAGGGGAAGAATGTCCTTTATATCACGATGGAGATGGCGGAGGAAAAGATCGCTGAACGCATTGACGCGAATCTTCTCAACATCCCGATTCAGCAATTGGGTGATCTTCCGAAAGTAATGTTTGAGAAAAAGATAACAAATCTCTCAAAGAAGACTCAAGGAAAACTAATTATTAAAGAGTATCCTACGGCATCTGCACATGTCGGACATTTTAAGTCTCTTATTTCTGATCTTCTTCTTAAGCGGTCTATTCGACCCGATATTATCTTTGTGGATTACCTCAATATCTGTGCTTCCCAAAGATATAAAGGGAGCATTGTCAACTCTTACACCTATGTCAAAG